TTGGGCGCAGGAATTTGTCTGGCCTTCTCTTCAGGCGTTTGGGGTAACGTTGTCGCAGTTTCCCCGTCTTGGCTAATCAATAATTCACTCATCGTCGTCTTCCTTAAATCTCCGCACGAGGTCTTCAATCTCTTGTTGGCAGGTAGCTAGACCTCGGATCACCCCCACCAATTCACGATAGGCGGCGTAATCGCTTACCCCACCATTCGCTATTACTTCAGTAATTTCGTCCTGACGAGTACGGACTTTCTTACTGAGATGTTCTAATATTTGTTGATTCATTACTCACCCCTCTTAGGCTGGTTCAAACTAGCTTGTGCTTTAGCCATATCAATGGCTGCTTTCATGCGGGCTTCTTGTTCAGCCTGACGGATTTTCTGTGCATGCAACTGCTCATTCATAACCATCTCTTGCTGATGTGCCTGAGCCGATTGTTGAATTTCTTGGATTTTTGCAGCTGCTATAGCTTGTGGGTTATTACCCTGGGCTGCTTGTGCTTTCAACTGCAGTTCGGCTTGCTTGATCTGTAGATCGCCCTGGACTTTCTGTGCTTTGGTTTGTGCTTCCATTTGTGCAATCTGGAGCTGTGCCTGTTGCATTTGAACCATAGGATCTTGTGCTTGCTGCTGCGCTTGCTGCTGAGCTGCTTGACCTTTGGACATCTGAAGAACTTGCTGAGCTGCCTGAGCAACCAACTTGGCCAACTGAACTTCCATATCCTCTGGCAATTCTGCGTCTGGCTTGGGTAAGTTAACACCCAACTGCTGCTCGATCTTAGCTCTATACTGGAATGCCAAGTGCTCGGCAATGTGAGCCATGATTGCACCCTGCATCTGCTGGGCCATAGGACTCTGACCGATTTGAGCCATGAGTAAAGGATCGCTCATCATCGCTGAGTGAACTGCAATATGTGCGTCGTGGTCCTGATAGATGAAGGCTTTTGTAGGCTTGCCAGTCAAGAACGACATGTTCTCGGATACTGGATCCCTTGGCTTCTGATCATCATCTGTGGGCACAAGCTTATCTGCATTCTTGATACCCAAGACTTCCAACATCTGTCTATGTAAATTAGGCAGGTTATAAATCTGGGGGGCTTGCTGTGCCATCTGCATAGCAGCTTGGTACTGCATGATCCTCTGAGCCATCGTAGAGGAATTGGGATCCGACACGGGGATAATTTCCACCGCATCATAGTCCTCTTGCTTGGCTTTTCTATCTGCAGTCGACGGCAGATACTCATAACGCTTAGGAGCAAAGTCTCTAATGATGTCCTTGAGTAACTTGAACTCCTGTTTCATGGAGTAATGTACTCTGGCCTGTACAGCCGACATGGTTTTAAGCTGTCTCTCCAACAAAGCCAGCGTAGTTCCCACTGGAGCATTGGCCGACATATCAGAAATGTTCATGTCGCTGATCGCACCAAGCTTTCTTGCCTCGTCAGTGATCGTGGCCAACAGAGTAGCCAACACTTGACTGGGTTCCTTGTAGGGAAGAGTCATGATGTTGTCTTTGATCGACCCGCTCGGTACGTCTACATCCCTGAATTCTCCTGGAGCAATCGGGGTATCATCCCCTTTTACCCTCAATCCACGGGATTTTAGACCACCAGGTAGGTTAGCCAGTGAGCCGGCATCTACCAACTGGCGAATGATCATGGTTCCAGCACGGGCATATCCACCAATCAGGTGAATCAGACCAAAACCGTACGCTCCAAACCCAGGAATGTAGGTATATTGAACAAAATGCTGGCGTTTTAAGCGCTTTTTATCACCATCTGTCCAGTTTCTGCGGATAGCAAGGACCTTTTGGGTACCTCTGTCTACTGTAATCACGTACGGCAGGGCGATTTCGTCCTCATCTTCATAGCCAGGTAGGTTGTAATCCACGTGGATTTCAAGAATTGAGTACCTGTCATCGTCAGTAATTGAGTATCCGGACTCATCAGCCTTCTTTTTTTCAATATCTGTGGGTATTTGGACGGGTTCACCGAGCTCAATTTCCCTATAAAACCCTTCAACTTGGAGCTTTTTGATCTCGTTTTTGGTTTTTCTCATCACATGAGTGACCCGTTCACAGTGCATAACACCGCTAGAACCGTACGGCATGATCAAATCTTCAGCGCCAACGTACATGGCAACAGCTCTACCCAGTGCTGGATCAGGGTAAATCTTCTTAAAAGCAGACCCAATTAAGCCCAAATTCAGCAATAAACGCTCATGTTCTGGCCTATATTCCAGCATTACATCGGTCAGTTCGTAGTTCATATCCTCCTGAACACGCTCTGCCATCTCTTGTTTTAACTGGTCAATAGCACCAATAATCTGGGTTTTTACAGGGCCAGCAGCAGGAAAACACTCGCCAATCGTCTCACTCTGGAACCTGATCGCAGCTTCTGTCAGTACTGTAGAGAAAACACCACAAGCCCCATTCCAGGGTTCGGTCCTCTCCTCATACTTCATGCCCAATACTTCTAGGCCCTTTACATATGTCTCAGCCCAATCCTTACGGCTATAGATATCCTGATCCACCAATTCAATCAGTTCAGCTGCAATTGAATTCAGTTCTCCTTCGTCAAGGTCATCAGCCAAGTTAGCGTAGAAGTCGTCGTTGTGATTAATCGATTTATTAGGCTCTAAGTCAATCTCGATCCCACCAATACCGATGTGCATCTCTTCTGGGTCTTGGACTTCGATCTCAATATCAGGCTGTGGGCTGACATCTAAAGGAGGCACATCTGTATACAAAGCTTTGTCAAAATTGGTTGCCATAATGGTTCCTAGTAATACGCTCTCTTGCGTCTAAAGTAAGTAGGCTCGTCCTCTTCGTCAGAGTCAAGCCTGAGAAATCCGCCCTTCCTGAATCTTATCAGAGCCTGACTGGTGCTGTCCACGTAATCATCGTGCTCGGCATTGGGAAACCTAGCAACCTCTTCAATCACTTCATCAGCCCATGACATCTCAGGAGCCCATACTTTACCCGACTTGAACAAATCAGTCACCGAGTTTAACCTAACAAACTTGTCATTTCCCCTAACCGGCGTATATTCATAGATCGGTATTCCCATCCTCTGAAGCTCATATATTAGAGGAGCACCAGCTGCCTTAGCCTCCACAATACAAGTGTCCGGCTCCCAATCCTTATACGCCTGATGTGCAGCACGCTTCAGTTCAGGAAACTCATACTTATCCCTGAACGCATCCAACAAGATGATATTAATATCCTTCGGATCCTCATTCAGGTGGAATATCCCCCATGTCGTACATGCAGAATAGTCAGCCCGATCACTCTTAGTAAACGCCGTATCCCAGCTCTGGAGAATAAATTCACAAGGAGGCGCAGCGTTCCCAGTCCACCTCTTCCACCATTCCCTCTTTACGATTGCACCTTCTTCACCGGTCGGAGTCTGCTGGTATTGGGCGTTCCACTTATATATACCAATCTCTTCCTTGACCGCCAAGAGTTCTTTTAGGGGCCAGAATTCAGGCCATAGAGGATTTCCGCTTGGCATAATAGCAGGCAGTTCAATCACCTCCCACTCTTCGCCACTCGAACTTTTCAGTATCTTTCCGGTCAAATCCCTATCAGACCAGCGGGTCATCACTAGACAAATCGCACCACCTGGCTGTAAACGTTGCCGGGGACCAGACGTATACCACTCATATACGTTATCAAATACTTCTGGATCGTTACTGGCCAGCTTAGCTTCCTGTTCAGAATGTGGGTCATCGATGATCAATAGATCCGCACCCTTACCCGTTACCGTACCACCAACACCGATCGCAAAGTAATCTCCACCCCTATTCGTCGCCCATCTACCCGCAGCCTTACTATCTGACTGTAATCCTATCCCAGGAAAGACACTTTGATACTGAGGCGAGTCCACTAGGTTCCTGACCTTACGTCCAAAGCCAACAGCTAAGTCCGCTGTATTAGAACACTGGATTACTTTCTTCTGCGGGAACTTTCCCAAGAACCAAGACGGAAATAAATTACTGGCAAACTCAGATTTGGTATGACGAGGACCCAGGTTAATGATCAACCTCTTCAATTCCCCAGCAGCTATTCTTTCAAAGCATTTAGCCATGACAGCGTGGTGTCTACCGTGGATAAAGCCAGGCCACATCATCTTTACATAATGTAAAAAGTTCTCCTGAGCCTTCTCCCGCTCAATCGCTTCCCGGTATTCCGTTACCTGACTTAAAAGCGCTTCAGCGTCTTCCTTATCAAGTTTCCCTAATAGGTCATCTAGCTTCATTCCAGATTCCTAAAGTTAATATACACCGGCCTAACACTTCTCTCCATACCCTTCACTTGCTTTAACACACCAAGCCTTATCAACCTCTTAATGGTCTGATGCACATTCCCCAAACTCCCCTTCTTCCTATAAGCAGCAATCTCCCTATAGCTAGGTGCAAAGCCATACATCTTCCAATACTCATCTATATACAAAAACACTTCCTTCTGTACAGGCGTCATCTCCAATCCCTTCGCTTCCTCTTCCGTATAGTCACGCTTCTTCGCAACCATCTCCAGGTTAACTAAAATTTTTTTTGTATATTTTTTTTGCACTTTAGCCATAAAGACCTACCGGGGGGTGTCCCCTTCCCCGAGGGGTGGTATCTGCAGTCCGACTGCAGATGCGTCATGCGGTTGATCAGAATCTGATAATTGATTGGATTGTTCGTGTGGAATAGTATGCAATTCTGCGTAGGGTGCGTCAGAATCAAAAGTGGGGGCTGGGGATACGGTGGGCTCGTCCTCAGAATTTTCGGATCCCATAGTAAGCTCAGCCAATAAGGAAGTGGCATCCTTCTCAATAACGTCCTCTATATCATTGGACATCAATCCCTTTATCTCTTGCAATATCTTGGCCTTGATATCCTCACTTGAATGAATTACTTTTGTCTCGGATCGATGCGTGAATAAACTAACCTCAGTCATTTGGCCAATAATCTTGGAGGCTTGAATCTTGGCCTGTGGCTTGGCATCAGGATCCGTCAACACGTTTACCAATGACGTAATGGCCAAGGATCGTAAGGATTCAGCATTTTGATATTTCATTGCCTCATTTGCCGACTTAATAGCATCGATGGTTGCTTGAACCTTGGTAAGCGATGCGACTGCATGAGCGTTTCGGTTTACTGTGGTTGTCTTGGCATTTGGCTTGTATGCTTTCCGGTATGCATCTGATTTGGTTTCACCTAGTGCGACTGCCTCAGCGAACTTGGCTTGTTTTGCGGTTAATGAGGATTTCGGTACTCTTAGGATACTTTGGATCGTTTGATCCTTGAGCGCCTCTCTCATGGCTTTGCGTGTTGGTTTTGTCATTGTTTCCATATATTCGATAAAAGCAGAACATTAGATAAATTCTATTAAAACACAAATACCTATTGATTGTCTATATCCCTTATGTATCTATCCCTATGGGAAGAATAAGCCATCGAACTGATTTCGGGATTTTATCTGCTCACGACTGCAGATAACTTTTAACTATCGGATCCGGTTTTCTCATTAAAAAATACAATTTGCAAAAGGGTATTGACAACACTATATTAATGGTTCGGTTCAGCAATATCTTATAAATTAACTTAAAGGGTAAACACATGAAAGCTTATAAACACTTAGTTAAATTCGCATTGAAAAACAACTGCACTGTTTCAGTATTTGATGGCGAGTGTTGGGATGTTAAGCGCTCAACTTCCTATAAAGAAATTATTGATTCAATCAACAGTGTCGAACTTGCCGAACTGCGCATTAGACAAGGGGATGAGATTGTAGGTTGGGCTAGTGTAATGGATGCCTTGAACTTCGAGCCCGATGAAACAGTTATCGATTACACCATTACCCCATTTATGAATGCTTGGGATGAATCATATAAAAGCGCAACAGTTTAAAAACCTAGCCCTTCGGGGCTTTTAACTCAAAGGAAATAAAAATGAATGAACAACAATTTATCAATGAAGTGCGTCAATACGCCATGGACCATTACACCAAGGGCGGATGGGATTATGTGGTTGAGGCTTGGAGCGATGGGGATATCCTCGAATATTACTCTGAAGCAAACGGAAACACTAAAAAAGCATTTAAAGCTATTTCAAAAGTAGTTAAAGAAAGATTTGACTATGCACAAGAGATCAGTAACGCTTAACTCAAAGGAAATAAAAATGTACTCAGCTCAAATTAACTCACACGGTAACGTCATCGTTTGCAAAGGAACTGATATCCGCAACAGTTATCGGATCATTTATACCGGCTCTTATGATGAATGCCTAAGAGTAAAGGCTCTTGGCTTGGCTTACGCTATCGCAGAAAGGATTTGAAAAATGAAAACAATTTTCCAATGGATTTTCTTAGTGGCAGTTTTGATTTATATCGCTTGGCTTTTATCTTTTGCAATTTACTGAAAGGGGAAAACATGAAAACAATAACGCTCAATTACTATCAAGATCCGGCACATGGTTGGGTGAAGGCCAAATTGTCATTGCTCCAAAAGCTTGGCATATTGGACCAAATTAGCACCTACTCTTACATGAGAAAAGATAACGTTTATCTTGAAGAGGATTGTGACCTTGGCCGGCTTTACGATGCCCTCACAAGCCAAGGGATAACTCTAAAGCTTAAAAGCTTTGTCGCTCGTGAGAAAAGATCCAAGATCCGCTCATACGATTATTTCAGCATTAAAAGGATTTAAAAATGACATACTGGACTGAATCGCTCGGCCGAATTGAATTAGATATCAAAATGAAAGATGCACACATTGGCTCACATCAAGGCCAATGTGATGCCGATATCGCTCATTTATTAACTGTTCCATACATCAAAAAACAATTGGCAAAACTGAACCCCGAACTGGTGGCCAAGTGTTTAAAAGAATTTGGGGCTTGGAACTCCGAAGAATTGGCCAATCACGAGGATAACCTAAGCCGGCTTTTGTGGGTGGCCTGTTGTGACCTAGTGGAAGGAAATTAAAAAATGAAAACAATTATGCTCAAAAAAGATGCATCAATGATTACTGGTGGATTGACTCAAACCTCTAAGATGCCCTGCAAATCCTACAGTTTACCGACTGAGGCTTGTATTACCGGTTTCAAAATGTCCAAGGTGGCCGGCTCAATTTGTGCCTCTTGTTATGCGGACAAGGGCTTTTATTCGATGTATCAAAACACGATAAAACCGGCTCAATTCGCTCGTTTGGACTCATTAAATGATACGGCTTGGGTTGACGCTATGGTGGCTCTAATCGGCTCGGATCCCTATTTTAGGTGGCACGATTCAGGGGACCTACAAGGGCTCTATCACTTCGAGAAAATTGTAGAGGTTGCCAATTTAACCCCTAGAACTAAGCACTGGCTCCCGACTCGTGAATACTCAATTATCAAAGCTTTTATTGCCAAAAATGGAACTATCCCGAAGAACCTAATTGTTCGGCTCTCGGCCATGTATCCCGACAAGCCGGCCGTTATCCCTGCATCGCTCCAAGGGATCAAAGGGATCACAACTTCTAATGTCCATACAAGTAAACCAATAGGGAAAGCTTGTAAAGCGCCAAGCCAAGCCGGTGAATGCCGAGAGTGTAGAGAGTGTTGGACCTCCAAGCCTATCAGTTATTTAATGCATTAAAGGGGAAATAATGAACTATACCGAATTCGAATATATCCAAGCCGGTTTCATGTATGAGAAAGCCAAAACAGTAGAAAGCGCTCGGGCTCGGCTCGAATTGATCCGGCATATGGTGGAATCGGAAACAATCGAGGACCGCTC